GGGCGAAGGCGACCGCCGCGATTTCTCTAGGCACAAAAATTTTTTTCGCCTTAAAGTGGCATAACGGCGGCATTTCTAAGGAAGATTATAAAATAATGACGGAAGACATAAAAAAAGTTACGGGAAATTTTAAGGCGTGGACGGTAACGCAGACGCTTTTTGCTCAGATTATCGGCGTGTCAATTCCGAGAGTGAACCAACTGATCGAGGAAGGAATTGTGCATAGAAATCCGGCTGATAAGTCGGGCGGCGTGCTTTTGATACAGAGCCTGAAAGATGTTATTGAATCGAGAAAGAGCGGTTCAAACTCTGACGGTGGAAACAGCGACGCTAATTTTTGGAAGGAACGCGGGCTTCATGAGAAAGCAAAGCGACAGATGGCGGAGCTGAAGTATAAGAAGGCAGAAGGAGCGGTTTATGATGCGTCGACGGTAGAAATGGCTTTTATCGAGATGTTGACGACGCTTAGAAGTCATTTGCTGGGCTTGCCGTCGAAGTTTGCGGTACAGCTTGAAGGCAAAAGTCGCAGTGAAATATATGACGTACTGACGAAGGAAATTGAGGAAAAACTAATGGAGTTGTCGCAGTCATATAATGCAGATGACTTTGCTGATGACATTGTCGCAGAGGAAGAATAATTAAGAATGAAGAATTTAGAATTAAGAATGAGAAAATAATTTTTAATTCATAATTCATAATTCCTCAAGTGGCGGCGATAAAAGTTTGTAACATTATGAAAACAAAAAGGCAATTACTGAAAAAAGTTTTGTCCGTAGGAATGAAGCCGCAATCTAAGTTGACGGTGACACAGTGGGCGGATAAATATCGCGTAATATCTGAAGGAAATGCAGAGCCGGGCAAATGGAAAACGTCACGGGCTAAGTACCTCAAAGAGATTATGAATAGTTTTTCAATGTCGGGCGTTCACAGAGTTGTTATAATGTCGTCGGCACAGGTGGGCAAAAGCTCGGTACTTGAAAATGTTATCGGGCGTTTTGTTACGGTTGATCCGTCGCTTATAATGGTAGTGCAACCGACTTTAGAAATGGCGAATGATTTTTCTAAAAGTCGACTGTCCAAAATGATTTCTGACACGAAAATATTAACGCCGCTGTTCTATGGCAAGGGCGAAACTGCTAAAACCCGAAACGCAGAGCAGACATTACTGTCGAAATTTTATAGAGGCGGGCGAATAGTTTTAGTAGGAGCGAACTCACCTGCAGGATTGGCAAGCCGTCCGATAAGGATTTTACTTTGCGATGAAGTTGATAGATTTCCCGAATCGGCGAAAGATGAGGGCGATGTTATATCACTGGCAGAAAAGAGGCAGTCAACTTTCTGGAACAAGGTCACGGGCTTATTTTCGACTCCGACGACGGCGGGAGCAAGCAGAATAGAAGTAGAATATAAGGCAGGGACGCAGGAGGAATGGCAACATAAATGTCCGAATTGCGGCGAATTTCACAGGCTGGACTTTCGGCAGATGTTGACGGAGCATAACGAAATACGAGACGACGCGGGAAATAAAACCGTGATAGTCAAGTCGGTTCGTTGGCAGTGTCCTGATTGCGGAATGGACTTTGACGAAATGCAAATAAAAAATTCCCCTGCGAAATATGTCGCCCAAAATCCTGACGCTTTGCAGAATGGAATTAGAAGTTTTTGGCTGAATGCGTTTAGTTCGCCGTGGTTATCGTGGAAAGACATAATGCGGGAGTGGTTCGAGGCTAAAGGCAATCCTGCACGCGAAAAGGTTGTTTATAATACGCGATTCGGGCTGAGTTATGAATTACGCGGCGAATATGACGACGAGAATGAATTTTTAAATCGGCGTGAAGAATATCCGGCGGAACTTCCTCAAGGCGTTTTGTTGTTGACGGGAGCAGTTGACGTGCAGCAGAATCGGCTTGAATATGAAATTGCGGGCTGGGGTATGGGTGAAGCTCGGTGGGGAATTTTACGCGGGATAATTCCTTTGTCTCCTGCGAATCCTGAAAGCTGGCTGGCACTCGATGAAGTTTTAGACCGCGAATATCATTTTGCAAACGGGCAAGCCTTGAAAGTTGCAAGGACATTTGTAGACAGCGGCTTTTTTACGCGGCGGGTATATGATTATTGCTCGACTCGCATGCACAAAGGCAGATTTCCGATAAAAGGCATAGGAGCGGCGGGACTTCCGCTTATCAAAGGATACGGCAAGCCGAAAAACTCGGCGGTAGTATTGACATTGCTCGGAGTAAATGACGGCAAGCAAGAAATTTTTTCACGGCTGGGCATAAAAGAGCCGGGCGATTTATATATGCATTTCCCGAAAGAGGATAAATTTTTCGTAAGTCGAGGATATGACAGCGTGTATTTCAAGCAGTTAATATCAGAAAAACGGGTCATAAAGAAACATGGCGGCGTTCCTTATGTTGCATGGGAAACTATCGGCAAGCATGCACGAAATGAGAGTTTGGATTTGTCAGTTTATAATTTAGCCGCTCAAAAGTCGCTGAATGTGAACTGGGAGAAACAGGCGGCACTAATAAATCAGGCGGTTTATCAGCCGGAGAAAAAAGTTCAGGCAAATAAAAAGTCGGTCAATGCGTCAAAAACATTAGAGCTTTATTAGCAGACTGACGGGGCGGAAGTTAGAATTTATCGATCAGAAGCCCTGAGATAAAGCCTCTGTTTCGCTTGAAGCGTTTTCTTTTTCGGGGATATCCGCCGCTTAATTTTTCGGGGATTGACAGCGAATTTTCAAGCAGAGTATTAAGCAGTTTATTAGAGTTCGTGAAACCCTCTTTTACAGCGTCGAGCAAAAATTTATCGACCGGGAAGATGCACAAATTCCCGTTATGCCAAAAACCTCTTTCAGGTTCAACGGGCGGTTTTGCTCCGTTTCTGGGGGCAAAGTGGTGTAAATTTTTTGCGATCCAACCTCTGAGGAAAGTTTTCACGCTTTCGGCATCATAGAGACTTTTTTTATCGGGCGTAGGTTTTTCATCGTTGAGAATTTCAAAAGCACGCTTGAGAAATTTATCGCGTAAAGATTTTGTGTCGGTAATTTTTGACATTTCAAGAAGTAACTCGGCTTTTCTTTTTTTCTGTTGCCATTCATCGGATTCATTTTCCACAGAGTAGTAGCCGGTTTTTCTGATAGAGGGGAGGACTTCACTTGTCACCCAATGCTTGAATTCCTTAGCTTTCGGCAGTTTTGAACCGAAGATCAAAGAGTAAAGTCCGCTTTCGTTGATAATCACCATTTTTTGCTTTCCACGAGGGGTCGGCAAAACACCGACCCCTTTGTCTTCTGCGTCAACGTGTGCGGCGATTGCGTCTGCCGTTCTCTCATAACCGAGAATAGACGCGACATCTTTGCCGACAAAATGAATTTCGCCGTTAATTTCGACAGTGCGGAGTTGCCCGAACTCCTTGTGGTTAAAAACCTGCAATTTGTTTGTCATAAAAATCCTTCCTTTCAAAACAACTTTATACAAAACCGTTGACTTTTGATAATTTAGTTTTTCATAAGTAGCCACTCCTTTTGACAACCATTGACAACTTTGGCAACTTCGGCTATAATCACCACAATAAAATATTGTGTGTCGCCTGTGAAGTTTTTGTTTTACGATGAAATTATAACACAGGCGTTTTAGTTTGTCAAAAAATAAAGCCGCTCTGAAGAAGGGCGGCTGTTTTAGTTTTGAGGTGTTTAAAAATGTTGGTCAAAGATGTTCAACGTGAGAGATTGAAATTATATCTTGAGTGCGAGAAAAAAATTTTGATAAATCAATCTTATTCAATCGGCGGGCGTGTTTATACTCGTGCAGACCTCAACACAGTCCGAAAAATTATTGCTGATTTAATAGACAGCGGCGTTACTCTTGAAGATGAAAAGGCAGTAAACGGCAGGACGCGGCGGGTTGTCTTTATTGAATGAAGAATTAAGAACTTCAACGAATGAAGAATTAAGGATTAAGAATTAAAAATTATTTTGGAGAAATTTTTATGGGTAGAAAAACAAAAGTTCGCGATAAGCCTGTACCGATTATAAAAAATTCAGGGTACAGCGATGAAGGGGCTTCTCTTACCAAAAAGACGCTAAAATCTTGGTTGCCGTCGCATTATTCGGCAAAGTCGGACATAGACGCAAATTTATCGACGCTAAGAGACCGTGCGGCAACGTTGGCATTAAGTCCGATAGGTGCGGCGGCGATAAAAACTCAGGCGACGGGCGTAATAAATGCGGGGCTGAAATTATTTCCTGCAGTCAACGGTGAACTTTTGGGAATTTCAGACGACGAGGCAAAGGCTTGGAACAGGAAAACCAAGTCCGAGTTTGAACTTTGGGCGAATAGTCTCAGCTGTGATTTTTACGGCAGAAATAATTTCTACGAACTACAGCGGATAGCTTATATCAATGAGCTTGTCGACGGAGATTGTTTTTGTTTATTTCGTCGCAGAGTTCCGAAGTCCGATATTCCCTATACTTTGAAACTTCAGCTTATAGAGGCGGGCAGAGTTTCAAATCCGTTAGACGGCGGCGGAATTATCGGCGGGGCGAATAGTCTTGTCGAAATGGAAGGGACTACAAAAGGTTCGCGGATAATAAACGGAATTGAAGTAGATCGCAACGGAATTATTCAGGCGGTGTGGATTTCAAACAGAATCTGGAATGAGCCGAATAATTTAAGCTCTGAACTGAAATGGCGACGGGTTAAATTTACGGGTGACGTTTCAGGCGGGAGAAATATTTTACATCTCTGCTTTGATACGCGGATTGAACAATTTCGCGGCGAGCCTTATTTATCGCCTGTTATCGAGACCATGAAAAATTTGTCCAGATACGCGGACGCAGAATTAACTTCAGCGATTATCAAAAGTTTTTTCTCGATATTTTTTGTACAGCCGAATGAAAACTTTGACTTGTACCAGATAGCGGGGCAAGAAAAGCCGGATATAACTGCTCCGTGTTTAGATGTCACGGATTATAAATTAGGCTCAGGAACTTTATCAGCATTGCCGCGTGGTGTGGACGTGAAGAGTATCGACAGTAATAATGCACAGTCGACTTTTGAAAGTTTCACCACGCAGTTTATAAAGCAGATAGGTGCGGCTCTCGGACTTCCTGAAGAAATTATCATGAAGAATTTCAAGAGCAGTTATTCAGC